AAAATGTCTATGCCACGTCTTATGATGTTCTGCTGGTGCTTTATCGGCTACAAATTCACAAAAATATCCAAAATCTTCTCTAGCTTTCTGTATTGACTCTAAATTTTTAGGTTTCTTAATCTGCTGCTTACGAGCCGCCGCTTTAGCGTTACGCCTATAAGCAAGATGTGTATAAGAAGGCACTAATTAATAAATAAGCTACTACTAAATATTAACTTACTTCTTATCTTTTGGCTTCTCTGCTCCCTTCTTATCCTTATAAGTCTTAGCGGCTTTCTTAGCTTTTCTAGCTTTCTCCAAAGCTTCTGTACGTTTCTCTTTGTCACTCATTTTAGAGCCGTCTTCTTTTTTCTCGTTCTTATTTTTAAAGTACTCAAGAAGCTGAGGTGGCATTTTTTTCTTAGCCATTCTGAAGCA